TAACCGCTTCGGGGTTCGGCACAGCTTGGGCAGGAGGGAAAGTGCGGTCGTTCCAGCGCATTGTCGCTTCTGGTTTGGTTTCCTCGCAGACATCCAGATTCGCCGTGCAGTCGCCGCAACAGACCGACCACTTCCTTTCGTGATCAATCCAGTTCTCATAGAAATTGGCTTCGCCTCCGCAAAATGGGCACGGCAGAAGCTGTGCAGCGCTGTCAGCGGAAGAACGATTGTCCGTCATGGCTTCACCTGTTTGACGCTGATGCTGCGCTTAAGCCGACGGCACCACATGCGGACAATGGTCCCATCCCCGTACTCGACGGTGTTCATCATCTCTTTCTCCTTGTGGAGGATCATGTCCTTCGCCGCGTCAACCGCGTCGTTGAAATATTCCGTGTCGCACTCGATGACGAATTTGCCGAACATGGGGAGGGGCCTATTGCGGAGAGGAGAGGGCGGAAGGGGGAGGGTCGCAATCAAGCGCGTATCCGCCGCCGTAGTTGTGGTCGGCAAGAAACTTGGCGATGCCGCCCGGATGTCCGGTCGCGATGGCAATCAGCTCCGAGAGCCAGGTCACCGGGACCTCGTCCCGATGCACGACGACACAAGACCAGCCAACATCAAGGCGAGCCATACCCTCTGTCTCGCCGGCTTCAATCTCGAAGAAGCAGCCGCCCCTTGCGCCCTCGCCAGCGTATCGGTTCGGACAAATATGCTTTGCCATTGCTAGGCTCCTGAGTGAGGCGATGAGAGCGCGGAAGCCCTGCCGGCTTCGAAGGCGCGGCCAATCTCGGCGATGATGAATTCGCGCTCGCGATCCGAGGAGCATTCGAGCCAAGGACGATTGCCGGCCAGAAACTCCAGCAGCTCCCGGTGAGCTATGATCTGCGCCTTGCGGATGGCTTGTCGGTAGCGCATTTCCGGCGTCAACATGCTTCGACCCTTGTGATGATCGTTGTGGCTGGAGAAGCAGGATTCGAACCTGCGACATCCTCGTTAACAGCGAGGCGCTCTACCGCTGAGCTATTCTCCATTGATGGTTTGGCAGATGCGGACGGAATCGAACCGTCTCCCTCGGTTTTGGAGACCGATGTGCTACCGGAACACCTCGCACCCATATTCATGATTGAACCTCTGCGAACATGCCGGCATCACCACGGATTCTGCGCTCAGCCATGGCGGCGTAATCGGGGTTGAGTTCGATTAGGATGCAGTCACGCCCCAGGCGATCAGCAACAAGGCCAGTCGTGCCAGAGCCGCCGAAGGGATCGAGAACGAGACCACCGGCCGGGCACCCTGCCTTAATGCATGGTTCGATCAGATCGGGCGGGAAGGTGGCGAAGTGTGCCTCCGAAAATGCGATCGTCGGAATGCTCCAGACCGAGCGGCGAATCCGGGTTGTTACCTCACCCTTGATCGCTTCCCATCCCTCGTGTCGAGCCTGCCACTTCTCGCCAGCAACCAGCTTTTCAGACTGCTTGTTGTGCTTCTTGGCGAGGTCTTTGATGATCTCGTTCGGCCGCCGTGACCGCGCCCTTGCGCCAGTTATGCCGCTCTCATAGGCATCCTGCTTGAAGCCTCCGGGCTGGCTGTCGATTGTCGCCTGGGCGTACCGCGCCTTGCTGCTTTCCGCGATAGGCTCGGAAATGGCTTCTGTGTCGTAGAAGTACCGCTCGGCCTTCGAAAGCATGTAGATCATTTCGTGGGCCGGGGTAGTCCGGCCGCGAGCCGGCGCTGGCATCGGGTTTGGCTTGTGCCAAATGATCTCGTCCCTGATGTACCAGCCGTCGTCGCACAGCGCGATTGCAAGGCGGGCAGGGAGCAGCATTCGGTCTTTGGGCTTTAGGCCCGGCGTCCTGGTGGCGGAGCCTGTCTTCGTCCTGATCTGCGCTGCTTTGATCTGGTTGGCGGCCATCGCCGAGACGTTCGCAGCGTGCTTGCCGGCATGTTCGCGGGACTGCGCGCCCCAGGAGCCAGCATAGGCGTCGCCGTAGTTGAGCCAGACCGTGCCGTCCTCACGAAGAACGCGGCGCACTTCCCGGAACACATCCACCATCAATTCGAGATGCTCAGGCAGCGTTTCCTCAAGCCCGATCTGCCCATCGACGCCGTAATCGCGCAGCCCCCAATAGGGCGGGCTCGTCACCACGCAATGCACGGACTCGGCCGGCAGGGTGCGGAGGACTTCGCGGCAATCGCCATGTCGGATAGTAACGGTCAATTTCAAATCCCTTTATTCACAGGGGCACGGTGGTGTCGTAGCGTCACCGAGCACCGGGTCAGATCTTCAGATTCGAAATCCACCATCCGAGAAGGCCGAGGATGATTACGAGGCCGCCGATAAACATGAGGATGGTCATCTTTCTCTCTCCGCGTGGACGATCTCGCCGTTGAATTTTCGCCAGGCCCGAATGGTGCGAGGCTTCTTGATGCCGCTGTGCTTGGCGCGGACGCGGTAGTCCTTCGACTTCTGCGCCAGATCCTGAGCCGTCTTGACCTTGTGCGGCTCGACAAGAGCAGGAGCCAGATTGTCTTCACTGTGGCGACCGCCATTGCAGAGAGCGATGATATGCTCCAACTGCCATTTATCTCCCGGCTGAATCTTGCGGTCGGAGAGATAGCAAACTCCGCTATATCGCTCGAAGACACGAAGCCTGACGCGCGGAGGAACGGGCGCATCGTCCGTTTTCCCAATCCATATTTCGACCTGACGGCTCATATGTGTTTCCAGGTTTTGCGGTGAACGATGTGGGCTATGGTCCCCTTGTCCACACCATAATCGCGCGCCAGGGCTCGTTGAGATTTCCTGCTCGCTCTTATTTCTAGAACCTGTCGCTCGGTCAGAACGGATTGCGGCAGATCTTCTCCCGCGAGGCCAGGAATGCGGATGCGCCCCTTTTCAGCGCAATCTCTCATGTTGTCCGCCCTCGTTCCTTTGAACAGGTGATCTGGGTTCACGCAGCAGCGAATATCGCAGGTATGGCAAACATCAATTGACGATGGCAGCCGCACTCCATGCGCTACTTCATAGGATAGACGGTGAGCCCTGGTCGTTCTTCGGCCCACGTTAACAACGCCGTACCCATTCGGCGCTGTCGCATTCATCCAGAACCAGCAACCCGAATTCGGCTCTGGAATGCTTCGATCGAGGAAGAACTCTGTGGTGTATGGCGCGCCACGGGACTTTCGGCGCACACGCGGAGGGGCTGGTGTGTCCGGTGTCTTTCCGATCCATTCTTCGACCTTGCGGCTCACAGCCTGGCCTCCGTCCGCTTGGTGGCCTCGTGCGACTGCCACTCCGAAAACTTCATTCGGAGGTATTCCATCTGAACCTTAAGGCGGTTCGCCGCGCGCCTGGCGTTGACGATGGACTCGACATGGCGCTTCCATTCGGGAGAAGCCTTGACCAGCGCCTCAGCCTTGTTGACAGCCATCTCCCCAAGGCCAAGCATCCGCTCAGCCATCACGGCAGACTTGGTGTCCTCAAGGATTGTTGCGGCAGCATCGGCATCGACCCATTGCTTGGCGACGATGCGGAATTGCTCAGACCATGGCAGGTTGTCGGTCATGCTTCCCCCGAAGCGGACTTTCAAAACGGGATCGTGTCCCCGTCCATATCGTCGTTAGGAATGATGTTCTGTTTCGCCGGCATGCGTCCCGACGAGATCGGATCAGGCCGCCGCTGCTGGCGCTGCGGCTCCTGCTGGCCCGGCTGCTCATCTTTCGGGCGAACCGTGAAGGACAGCGACGGCGAATCCGGCGAGGCGCCTTCCTTGCGCTTCCAGGCGTTTAGCCAGTATTCGACGCCATTGACGTTGATCGACCCTGTGAAGTCGGCGTCCTGCTTGTCCGGGCGCTTCTTCTTGTTCGGCCAGATCGAACCACGGTTGGTGTTGTCGTAAGCCATCAGGCTGCTTCCTTCTGCTTCAGGTCCAAAAGCTGCTCTTCACACTGAAGCCGCAGCGTGTCCTCCCAATCCTCCGGGAGCATCTTGATCCGCTCGACGTTGGCCTTCATCCAAGCCTTGAACGTGTCGAGCGATGAGCAAGAGCGCATCTCGTCCTGCAATTTGGTGTAGACGCCCTTCGCATCCTTCTTAGCGAGGCGAGCCAAGTTGCCATTCGCCGTCTTGTTCGCGAACTCGTCAGCCTCGGCCTCCGAGTAGAGGTCGCCATGGCATGTCAGAAGCTTGAGGATCACGCGATCACGCGCCCTCTTTTCGGCCATTGCCACGGGGTAGCTGTTCTTGTTGTTGGCCGGCGAGGCCTCCCCAAACGACCACTCTTCGCGCTCTCCGAGTTTGCCGAAGGCGCAGATGACAGCGGTTTTCGCGGCGAGGTCGCAGAGCTGCACCGAAGGACGCAGCCAAACAATGCCCTGCTCAATTGCGACGCGCTCAAGCGCCTTGTGCTTGACGACCCAGGTTGACCCGTGGACCTCCCAGATTTCATCGCTGGCGATGCCGTATTTCGCCATGAACTCTTTGACTGCGGCAGACGGATTACCCATTGTTCCTCACGACGCTCAGTTGGCCCAGCGGGCGCTTCGGCACTTCCAGCGCGACAATCAGCCGGCGAATTTGCTCGATGTCCTCGCCCTCGAAGACCGAGAGGATCAGCTTGGCGCGGAGGAGGATTTGCGCGATCCCGCGAGCTTCACGCTGGAGGAGGGGCTTCTGGTCGGGATCGAGCGCCAGAATGGCGAGGTCGGTCATCTCCTCGGCCATGCGATGAACGCGCTCCTCGACAAGCTGCTCGGGAGTGCCGGGCTCGCAGTCGTCGGCCATGACGCGCGAGATTTCCTGGAGTTGGCGATCGAATTCAGACATGACCCCCATCACAGCACCCACTTCGCGATTGAGAACACGCCAAGCCCGGCGATGAGGCAGGCGCAGAAAAGATCGATACGGTTCTCGGGGACGAAACTGGCTGGAGAAGCAGGATTCGAACCTGCGACATCCTCGTTAACAGCGAGGCGCTCTGCCGCTGAGCTATTCTCCAAAATCGTGCGGGCCATCACAGCTTCTCCGCTTGTTCGACAGTAAGGTCGGCACCAGTGACATGGTTGATGCGGATGATCTCGATTTTGACCACCGTGTCCCAATGCGGACCCTTCTCGACCAGTTCATGCACGTCGCTGATTTCGGAAACCTCGTGCATGACATCGATGATGCCGTGAGCAGTCCGGTAGTAGATGATTGCGCGCCAGCGGATGGTCACTTGAGCCTCCGTGCGGCTTCCTGCCGATCGCGCAACGAGAGGAACGAAGTGTCGCCGCCGTCGTGGAAGCTCTCGCAAAACCGCTCCCAAGCCCGCTCAGCCCTGTTCTGCTCGCAATTGTTGCAGACGTGCTCGCCGAACTCGTTCTCGGGATTAGTGGTCGTGGTGCCGTTGCACTCGTCGCAGATCCAGTTTTCCATCACTCGTACCTCCGGAAGGCATTTGCGAAGGCGGTCCCGTAAACCATCTCAACGAAGGCATATGCCTCAGGGCCGAGCTCTTCGTCGTCCTGCCCCCAGCGCTCAATGACGACCTTGCAAATCTCGTCGGTAGCGTCCCGGCTGGTGCCGGCCTCAAGCGAGATCGCGATGACTTGGCATAGGTTGGAATAGTCCGCGTCGACTTCCTTGATGACCTGAGCGCGGGTGAAAAGGTCGCCGTCGATCCACTTCTCCTTGGAGCCGCGGACCACGATGAACTGCTCAATCTGGCGGGCGCTGAAGTCTTCCGGCTGCCACTGGACGGGGCGAAGGTTGCTCGGCGGCAGGTGCTGGTTCATCGGCTGGTCTCCCCTGATCTGATTTGCTATGTGTACACCAAGCGTACATAGCCGGTCAACATAAATCGTACACCTCGCGTACGATTTTATTTTTGGGGGAGTTGGCCTTGCGAACGTACCGTGAACATTCCATATAGAAAAATGCCCGGCCTGATCGCGACATCAGCCGGGCTGATCTGGGTGGCTTGATGAACAAAGCCCAGACCGTTGGAGAGCTGGATATAAGACGCTTCGTCCCGCTCCGCAATGAATTTTGTTCGGCCCGGTACAAAATACCGATTGAGCTGCCGCCACCAGTTGCACCGGCCCGGCGATATCCGGGGACGCCGCGCGGGGGATCTTCGCCTTACGGGGACTTCCGACCCGAGCAAATGCCGACGGGGCTATGCTCGCATCTGGGACTTTTAAGGCAGTGTATTGCGTGCCGGGCGGCTGGCCCCCGATATAGGGCATCCCAGGTATACGCGCTATCCGCTCTCCTCAGACCGCTTGGCTGTACTGCCGGGAATAGCGGAAGGCGAGCTATTGCCTGCGAGCCTTGTTGCCCTCGCTCCAGGCCCACAGCAGGGTCTCAGGATCGGGTGGGAGGGGATCGCCGGGCTTTGGGGGTGGCGTCGTAATCAAGGTCGCCACGGACACGCCTAGAGCCTTGGAGATGCCTTCCATGATGGGCTGTGAGTAGGGAATACGGCCGTTCTCCATCCGGCCAATGCTGGCGTAGGTGTAGCCCTTCTCGCTGATCTCGTTCTCGCGGAGATAATCGGCGACGTGTTCAGCCAACTCCTCTTGGGACATCTCGCGGTACTCGCGCCAATCCTTAATGAACGTCCTCTGATAGAGCGGACGTAGCCTCGGTTGGACGCGGTTTGTGATTCTCTTAGCCATGTACGCATCATGCACGCTGTCCCCGAGACATTGAACGGCGCCAGGCGTACAAAGAGGCTTGACCGAAACTGTACGCTTGGTGTACAACGCCGGCATGCACCTCTCCGAATACATGGCCCTCCACAAGCTCGACGACGACGCCGTGGCGTCCGGCATCGGCAAAACCCGCGTCACTGTCAGCCGGATTCGACGCAGGAAGGTCCGGCCCGGTTGGTCCACGCTTGAGGCGATCAAGGCCTTCACGAAAGGCGCTAGCACCGCCGACGATTACGTGTCGCTGGAGGACGCTCAATGAGCGAGCTGCAACCGATCCAGAATGTTGATGGGCCGGGTGGGCTTCTCGTCGAGAGTGCGTCGGGCTTCCACAATCCCGACCTCCGCGCCGGCCAACGAAACAATCAAATTCAGTTGGGCGCCGCTTCCGATCGTATACCCGACACAGCGAAGGACGCCGTTGATTTTTCGGAAAGCTCCGAACCCGTCGAAGTACATAGTCGAAACGTTGGCTGCCTGAATCAGCAGTTCTTCGTCGTTCATGCTCAACCCCTTGCCCTAGAAAGGAGTGGAGATTTCGCACGGCCATTAACTCGCCACAAGTTAAAACCGGTGAGGCGTGGTTGTTACGGGGTATCCGCAGAGGTTGAGACAACTTTTATCGTTCCTAGCAATGGAACCTCAATTTGCGGGCGGCTTGTTTTTGGCGGCTTCCGTCAGCGCGATGACCAGCGCCTGGATTGTATCGGGCAGCTCGGAGAGCGGAATCGCAAGCCTCGCAACGACGACTCCGGTTGCGTTCTGCCGGCTGAAAAGCGTGATGCGAACGATGCCGTCCACGATTTTAACTTCGTGGATTCCATCGGCGAAAATTTCTTGGGCATTGTGAGGATCAATCACGTCCATCGTATTTCTCCTTGGAGCAATGCGTCATGAGGCAATTTGAATTGAGCAGCCCGCAGACTGTCGGGGCGGGGGAATCCTCTAACCAGTCTGCGGGCTCTCGTGGCACCGTCACGAAATACAATTCGGGTGCCGAAAACTCTTCTTCGCCGGCCATTCTCCTCCCTGGGTCGGCTAACTTGGCGCCATCATCGGCGTCCTTTTATCGTCGCGCGATAGAGCTGCTCAAAGCGCTCAATGTCGCGCAAGCGCTGCGCGATGTACTCCTCGCGCTCGGCGTCCTTCTTCTGCTTTTCATGGTTCTCGGCGCCATCCCGCTCGCTATCGGGATGATGCTGTTCGTTCAGTTCAACTAACAACCGAGAGGCGGCCAGGCCGATCGGTTGAAAAGAAAAAACTTCGTCGTCGTTATCGTGAAGTCGGGTGCGTGGGTAGGTTTGAGTGGGGTGCTTCATGGCAGGTGTATTTAGCCATGGAGGGTTGGAGTCGTGGAACCAAATGATGGTCGGAAATCGCCAATGAGTACGGCAGCAAACGCAACAACTCTTCCGCGATCGGCGGCAAAGTTTTTGGTTCGTCATCAGCACCGGCAGACTGGTTCGCGCATGGCCGCATACGCCTCTGTCGCGCGTTCTGTTGGCACCACCTCAGAGTGGCTACGCAAGTTTATTAAGGGGGACGAGGCAAAGGAACCCGGATGGACGGTTGGGTGGAACCTTGTCACCCACTGCTACGAGGTTCTGTGTACTCGCGTCGAACGAGAGATTGAGGCGGAGCGTTCTCTTAGTGAGGAGCTCAAGAGGGAAATCGATGCGGTTACTTCGCTTGTTGACAGAGTGGTGGCGCACGCGCCGGGAGCGCAAACGTCACGAGCGGTTTCTGGCCCGTCTTTGGGAAAAGATCCGTAGGCGCTGATCGGCCCGCCAGCGTCACCAATGCGGGCCAGTAAAGGAGCAGGGAATATGTCTCTCATGGAAAGCTACGCAGCCGAGCGCGACGCCCGGCTTGTTCGGCTTGGTGTGCGAGCAAAGCCGAGGTTCAGGGGTATCGACCCGGCCCCATTCTACCCTCAGATGTGGATGTGGAATCTGGTGACTCCAACAGGAGGAGAGCCGTCCGCTAGGCGCCCCTCGCTTGCTGCAATCACCAACGCAGTTTGCGAATATTTCCGGGTTCAGAAATGCGAACTGCTGTCTATCCGGATGACGGCCGAGCTCGTCTATCCACGGCAGATTTGTTATTTCCTGACGCGCAAGCTCACGACCGCCAGCTCTAAGATGGTCGGGAATTACTTCGATCGCGACCACGCGACTGTGCTGCATGGTGAGAAGAAAATCCGTAGGCTGGTTAGGGAAGACTGGCGCATAGCCTACGACATCGCCCATCTGGAGGCGATGCTGTGACCCCGCTCCACATCCTGATCAGGCGGATGCAGCGGCTCCCCGTCAAGCACCGCATCGCCTTCATCAAGTCGCTGCTGAAGGTCGAGAAGCCGTACAGCCAGCGCCGCTGCGAGCTTGAGGACTTGCTTCAGGTCGAGGTGCTGAAGCAGTTGCGCCGGGAGATTCGCGCGGCATGAACGTGGTTCTGACACTTCCGTTCCCGATCAGCGTCAACGCTATGTTTGCTGATGGGAAGACTCGCCGGCATAAGTCGCAGCGCTACTGCGATTGGCTTCTAGAGGCCGGCTATGTGCTGAACTCGCAGAAGCCGCCGCAGATCAAAGGACCATATCACATCACCTACGCCTTCCAGGAAGGCCAGGACAAGCGAGAGCGCGATGCCTTCAACTTGGAGAAGGGGGTCACAGACCTCCTCGTCAAGCATGGCGTCGTGGAGGGCGACAGCAACAAGTACCTGCGTAAAGGGTCGGTCGAATGGGACCGCTCAGTAACCGGCGTGCGCATCACAATCACACCGCTAGAGCAGGGAGTTATTTATGGAAGCGGGACACAACAGCCAGCTTAAGTCACTCGTTGAGCGCATCAACAAGTTGATGGATGATCGTGACGAAGTGTCGTCAGACATCCGCGACGTATTCTCTGAGGCGAAGTCGGTCGGTTACGATCTGCCGGCCTTGCGCGCGATCATACGAGCCCAGCGCGAGGACGCAGAGAAGCGCCGCAACAGAGAGGCGATGATCGATCTTTACAGCAGCGAGTTGGGGATCGACTGATGCCTCGTTATTATGATGGCCTTGATGATGATGGCTACGCCATCACAGAGCCCTACAAGAAGCCATACGTTCCAGGATCCGAAGCGGATGTCGGCGACTTCAATCCTATCAATATCGGCGGAGTATTTGGTGCCGTCGTGGAGCGCGCAAGAGCGGCCATGGTTGCGAACCGGACGGCCGATAGCCCTATTGAAACTATTCTGGGCGCCGCGATCTTCGTTTACTTCAAAGATCACGGCAAGCCGCTGCTGCTGTCTACTGAGCCGTCTGCGGCTGCGGGAGGGCTTCAGCTTTTGCCTCAGTTCAAATGGCTGATCTATAGGTCGGACTGGGCAATCTACAATCCGCGGACTACCGGCGCGCTTCTGATCGAGTGCGATGGCAAGGATTTCCACTCTAGCCCGGAGCAAGTCGAGCACGACAAGAGGAAGGACCAAGCCGCGCATGATCTCGGCTTTCTGACGATGCGCTTCACCGGGTCGAGGATCCACAAAGGCGCAGATAAATGCGCTGCCGAGATATTCGATTTTGTGCACGGGGGTGCCGGTGGCGCGAATTCGAACGATTAAGCCTGGTTTCTTCAGGCATGCAGACCTTTACGAGGCGGAGAAAGCCAGTGGGCTGCCGCTTCGCATTGCGTTTGCTGGCCTGTGGACCGCCGCCGATCGGGAGGGACGGTTCAAGTGGAGGCCGCGCGAACTGAAACTTGACTGTCTCCCGCATGACGAACTCGACTTTTCACGCGTGCTCGACGCGTTGGTCACGGGTGGATGGCTCGTGCGGTACGAGGTCGATGGCGTGCAATACGGCGCCATTCCGACATGGAAGGATCATCAGATCATCAATAATCGCGAGATGGCATCCGATCTCCCCGCGCCCAATGAAATCAACACGTTGACGCGTGAGGCACGCGTGGTTGACGCGATGGACACGCCCCTTAAGTCTGCACAAGGGGAAGGGAAGGGAAGGGAACAGGAAAGGGAAGGAAAGATATCTCGGTCGGTCGCTGACGCGACGCGACCCGGTGTCGATTTAAAATTCGAGGAGTTTTGGAAGGCGTATCCCCGAAGAGACGGGCCGAACCCTCGCAAGCCAGCAGAGCAGAAGTTTGCGGCACTTGTCAAAACCGGCGTGGATCCGGATGCGATGATCCATGCTGCTAAAAGCCTTGCTGTTGAAGAATCCAAGCGGGGGAAGATCGGAACACAGTTCATCCCGCAGGCGATCACGTGGCTCAATCAGCAGCGATGGAGTGACCACGCAGCGACAGCCTTTGCGGCTGACGACGGTCTGATCGAGGTGCTGGATCAGATCGCGCTTGAGGCGTGGGACGCCTACGGCAAGACCATCGGCAGGACCTATCCTCGCAACAAAAAGGGAGGTTGGCGTTTCCCGTCGAAGTATCCGCCTGGATATGAATCCAACATCATTGCAGACGTTCAGAAGTTAACGGGGGCATCACATGGTTGATCTAGCCGAAACGACCTTGACGCGACGGCAGCGCGAAGTCTGCGATCTGGCAATCCAAGGTCTCTCGCATAAGCAGATCGCCCGGCAGCTCGGGATCACTCATCGAACGGTCGAGGATCACATTTACCACGCCTACAAGCTGTTCGGAGTGAACAACAAGGTTGGGCTGTTGTTCAAGATCATGGGTGCTCAGAATGGCGCGAGCTAAACGCCGGCAGCCCTATGACCCGTCCAAGGTTCATGACCGCAAGGCCACGGACCTATTGCGTAACGCAGTGGTCGCTCCGATCGAGATTGACGATCCCTTCGCTCTGGAGCCTGGAGAGAAGATCGTGGTCATGACCTCAGTTCGGGACATGCTGCCGGCGCTACGGGCTCGTCGGGTGATCGATGAGGCGCAGTATTACGCCGGCCGAGAGTTCGAGCGGTTTTTCTATCAGACGAATAGCGGCCTGAAGGCGATCAATCTTGAGAACCCCTACGTTGATACGAGCTTCAACGGAATAACCATCTCAGATGACCATTGCGACGCCGTAGAGGAGTTGAAACGGGCTGACCGTGCTTTGGGGCTCGAAGGATCATCGCTCATCAGGAACGTTCTAATCCACGGCATGAGCTTCATCCAGATCGCGGCATTGCATGGTATGGCCAGCGAGTTGGAAACGAAATACATAGGCCGGAGGTTTCGCGAATGCTTGGACACCTTAGCGAAGCATTTCGGTTTCGCAAACCGAGATTCCCAAGAGCGTCGCCAGTCATCTGGACCGCTCCAGCCCAAGGAGAGCGCGCGATGAACGGTGCATGGGATGAGGATTTAGCGGCTCTTAACGAAGAGAGGGCTAGGCGCGCCAACAAACCGGAGGACTGGTACCGGCTCGCTGGAATGTGGGCCTATTTGAAAGCTCTCGAAAATTGGGAATACATGTGCCGGACAGAGGCGTCGGCAACACAAAGGGCTGCTCGAAGAGTAAAATATACTGAAATTAATGCGGCGGCTGTGGTCAATGAAATTTGCGAGCGTCGCAAAATCTCAAGAGCCAAACTCTGTGAGGCGATCGGCACTAAGACCAGCACCCTTCAGCGGCTTATGTCGGGGGACACCAAGAGCCTCAACCTCACGACATACAACAAGATTGTGGCGTGGGATAATTCGCAGCCATGAAGCCAATTGATGGTGTCGGCATCGTAAGAGAAATTCTAGAGCGCCGCAAAATGAAGCTCGGAGGATTGGCGCGGGCTGTCGGCATAGCGCCAAGTTCTCTTACCAGAACAGTCAATAAAACAGGTGGCTATGAGGGCGATATGACCCTGACAACACTCAACAAGATCATTGAGTGGGACAATGCCACCCTGAGCGGAGAGTTCACAAGCGCAGAAACGTTTGGCGGTTAGTTTTTATCTCTCGCAAAGTGTGGCGCCCGGCCCCTTAGGAAGTCATCCAACTGACTGATCAGATACTCTGCATTGGAATGGTTGATAATGACAGAGAATGTCGAGTTGTTTGTAGCTATTTCAAGGATGCCCGTGTCCTCTGGGCCGGACACGACGCCGGAGCCCTGGAATACAAGGCTGTCATAGACCTCCCGATCAGTTAGGGTGTTTTGCTTCTTTGTTCGCTTTGCCATGGTGAGTCCTCCACACCTGACGGTAGCAGACTTCTTGGCGGTAGTCCGTATTCGCCCTGATAGACCGGACCAGCAAATCAGGGTACAAACGCCAACATCGCAAGAATTGTAAGCCGCTCGGGAGAAATCCTTGAGCGGCTTTTTGAATCTGACTGCGGCGTGGAAGGACACGCTAGGAACAGTTGCGTCGAGCCGGATGAAATAGGCCGAGGGTACGCTAACCGAATGAACATTGCCCAGCCGGTTTCGAGCCCGGCCAGTCAGAAACAGTTCGCGCGGCCTCAAGCAACCCGATGCGCTGCATCCCCCTGCCACGGCCGATTACGTGCCGAGAGCGCCGACATGCTGAGTGCCGCGCGAAACCCATTGGAGCCGACCATGACCGCAGAACAGCTCAAGTTGCTCGCCCGCATGATCCGCGATGGACAGGCGAAGATTGTCGAGCGTGGCGGCAAGCTCGTGCCGGTGAGTTTGATCTAGTGCAATTCCCCATCCCGGATTTCGAGCCGATCGTCACGGCTATCGAAGTGCTGTTCTGGGGTGGAACTTTCGTTCTCGCATTTGTG